TAACAGTTAAGGCTGTTATTGAAAAATTATGTACACCTTTTGGGATATCAGTAGTTGTTGATAAAAGTGTTTCTGCGGAAGTTAATCAGGTATGGCCAGACAGCATTAAAGCAACAGAAGGTGATACTGTATTCGATCTTATTATGAAAACAGGAAGTATGAAAGGATTTCTCCCTATTAGTTATGGTGATGGGAAATTAACATTAACAAGATCAGGAACAGGGTACAAATGTAATGATGCTTTAGTAACAGGACAAAATATCCTTTCTGGAGGGCTAGACCAATCAAATAAAGATCGTTTCCAAACCTATATTGTTAAAGGTCAAGGCATAGGGGATGACACAAAATCAATCCTGCCAATCTTTACTTCTCCAACAGGCAGATCGACAGATGATATAATTAAAAGATACCGTCCAATAATTATTTTCACAGAGACTCCTTGTGATGTTGGTAGATGCTTAGAGAGAGCAAAATGGGAAATGAATGTCAGGGCAGGTAAATCAAGATCATTGACTTATTCAGTTCAAGGATGGACACAATCAAACGGTAAAATCTGGCCTTTAAATTCTATGGTGCAGGTAAAGGATACAAAATTAAAAATCAATGCTTCTTTACTGATTTCAGATTTAGAATTTAAGGTAAGCAAACAAGGAACAATAACAAGAATGAGATTGGTTCACCCTGATACTTTTTCAACCAATCCTTCAACAGTAAAAATTAAAACAGAATTTGATTTTTCGAGTTTAATGTAATGAGAATAGAAGATTTCAAAAGATTAGTTAAACCATTAGCAAATAAGATTTTTTTGTTGCTTGGAAGAGCTATCTTGAAAGCAGTTAAAAATGATCAAGGAACTCAAAAGATTCAAGTTGTAGCTCTTGATGGAGAGACAATTACCAATATGGAAAGATTCCAAGAATATGGATTTGAAACATTTCCAAAAACTGATTCAGAAGTTGCTGCTTTATTTTTAAATGGGAATAGAGATCAAGGAATTGCTATCTGTGTCCATGATAGAAGGTATCGTCCAAAAGATTTAGTTGAAGGAGAAACTTGTTTTTATACAGATGAAGATATTCAAAGTAATGTAGCAGGTTTTTTTAGAGTAATGTTTAAAAGAGATAGAATTTATTTCAGACGTTCAGATAAAGTTGATATTGATATAGATACTGATAAAACAGAAGATATAGGGAATACTTACATTCAAAATATAACTACATCTAAAACAGTAACAGTTCCTTCAGAAACAAATATAAATACGACAGAACATAAAATAAATTCTCCTCAGATAACTTTAGGGAGTGATGATTGGGCCGCAGTCAGAAAATTAATAGACGAAAGGTTTAAGGATTTATTTAATAATCACGTTCATGATAAAGTTCAATCTGGAGGAAGTTCAACGGGAACTCCAACAACTCTTTTGACAGATAGTCATATGACTGATTACACGAGGGCAATATAATGCCAAAAGATATCAGAATAAATTGGGATGAAGATTATTTAGAGGGTGACTTTGTCTTTGATACTGATCTTCAAGACTTGGAGTCTGATGAAGGGTTAGAAACTGCTGTTCTGATAAGCTTATTTACAGATCAAAGAGCGAAAGATGATGATATATTGCCTGATGATAGAAGTGATGATAAAAGAGGATGGTGGGGAGATTTAGTTTCTCCTTTTGCAGATGGAGATCAAATAGGATCAAGACTTTGGTTATTAGAGAGATCAAAAACAACACCTTCTGTTCTTCAAAAAGCGAAACAGTACGTCACCGAAGCTTTACAATGGATGGTTGAAGATGGAGTTGCGTCTAAGGTTGAAATTGAAGTAGAAAGACAAGGAATTTCGGGTAATGATATTTTGGCAATTAAAGTTATGATATATAGGAACGATAATAATATAAAGACTTTAAAATATGATTTACAATGGGAAGCACAAAGTTTGAGAGGATAAAAGAAAATGCCCTTTGTTAGAAACTCATTATCGACGATTGTTGACAATATTATATCAGATTTTCAAACAAGAATAACTGGTGCAACATCCTTGATGAGAAGGTCTGTATTAAGAGTTATTGCTAGAGTAATGGCCGGAGCTATTCATCTTGTATATGAATATCTTGATTATCAGTCAAGACAACTGTTTGCCCTTACCGCTGACCAAGCAGGTCTTGAAACGATTGCATCTGAATATGGCTTATCCAGAGAAGCAGCAATTCAGGCAACTGGTTCTGGGACAGCTACTGGGACTGTCGGAAGTATAATTCCTGCTGGTTCTCAATTGCAATCGGTAGAAGGCGAAATTTATTCAATAGATACAGCAGTTACATTTACCGGAAGTTCAGCAACAGTAGATTTTACAGCAGTTGAAGGAGGGACAGATGGGAATGAAGCGGCAGGAACGATTCTTTCTTTTGTTTCTCCAATTGTAGGGGTTAATACTTCAGTGACAGTTGACAGTGATGGAATAACTGGAGGAGAAGATGAGGAAACAGATGATGAGTTAAGAACAAGATTATTGGCAAGGAAAAGAATGCCTCCTCATGGAGGGGCTTCCTTTGATTATGAATCTTGGGCATTAGAATATTCAGGAGTAACGAGAGCATGGTGTTTTCCTCAATATGCTGGAGTGGGGACTGTTGGGGTTGCTTTTGTAAGAGATGATGATGTTGGAAGTATAGTCCCCAATGCAGCAGAAAGAGCTGCGGTAAGGGCATATATTGTTAGCCATGAAGACCCTGCAACAGGGTTAACTGTTGGATGTCCAGTTACAGCAGAACCTGGATTAACAATGGTTGAATTGACTGAACTTGCTGTTGATATGACAATAAAGGTTTATCCAAATACATCAGCAGTTCAAAATGCCATTGAGCAGGAATTAGAGTCTTTATTTATAGAAGATGGAGGGCCTGGAGAGACAATTTATTTATCTAAAATCAGTCAAGCAATTTCTTCTGCACAGGATGAAGAAATGCATAGTTTAGTTTCTCCGATTGCGGATATAACAGCATCAACAAGTGAAGTTCAAGTTCTTGGAACTATAACTTTTGCGGATTATTAATATGGGAACAACCTCATATGATTATTTGAGATTATTTCAGTCATTACTTCCGAAAGGTAAAGCCTGGAACTGTGTTGAAGGTTCTGTCTTAACTGAATTTCTTTATGCTCTTGCTGAAGAATTGGCACGAGTAGCAAAGAGATCAGAAGATTTAATTATTGAAAGTGATGTCAGAAATGCATCTGAATTATTAGAGGATTTCGAAAAGGATTTAGGATTACCAGATGAATGTTCAACTTCAGACCCTTCAGTCCAAGAAAGACGATTGCTCGCCCACGCTAAATTAACTTCTTGGGGCAGGCAGAATCCAGCTTATTTTATTGAACTTGCAAAATTATTTGGATGGGATATTACAATAACAGAGAATGGAGCAGCAACATTTTCTTTCACAGTCAATGTATTTTATAATGGAACCAATTTAGTTTGGTTCATATGTGGAGCAAGTGAATGCGGGGATTTAATTTCTTATCTATTAGGGCTTGAGAACTTAATATGCTTGATTAATAAATATAAACCAGCTCATACAACTTGTGATTTTATTTATTATGGGCCTCCTTTTGATCAGTCATTTAATAATGCTTTTGATAGTTTGATCTCAGATGGAGATGCTTATTTAGAAGGAGCTTTTTGGCACGAGTTCAGTTCCGCTTTTGATTGTAATAATGGCGGCGAATTTTATAGTGATAGTTTTTCAATAGATTTTAGTAAACCAGCTTAACTTTAACGGAGGATTTTTTATTATGGCAGATACTCAGAGGACTAGAGCACAGATTTTAGCATTATTTTCAGATAACGTCACAGGACAAATTTCTGCACAGGATTTAAGAGATTTTGTTGTTACTCTTATGGAGACTCCTGAATTTACCTATGCGGGGGATTATTTTAATGGGCCTATTGCTTCTGGCATAACAACTGACAAATCGACAAGAGGATTTCATATTTATTCTCAGACTCTTCATTCAAATCATTCAGCATCTTTTGGCAAACCTGCCGCGTATAATCAAGTTTCTGGAACTTGGATTCCTGCTGACTTATCTTGTTCAGGAGCAAATCCTGTTCGTGGTATATTTGCGGACAGTTACGCTTCTGGAGCAACAGATGTAAGGATACTTGTAAGAGGTTTGATTTATGATGTTGGGCTTTCAAGACTTAGTGGGTATATTGGCAAGCCTGTATTTCTGCAATCAGCAGCAGCGTCAACATATGGTAGCATTGATGTAACCCCTGGAACATCTGTCAGCACAATGGGTATTTTAGGCTTTGTTGTAGGGTCTATAACAGTTACTTATCCTTCTGTGTATAAATGGCATTTTGATGGCACTGGTAACTGGGCAGTATGCGGAGTTTAATCTTTTGGTAGATAAAGAGAGGTGTTAATATGCATCGCACTGAAGGATTAAATAATGACGCAGGGTTGTTTACGAATGGGCCTCCAGGGACAAGAGTTGAAGAAAACTTCTTAAATGCTTTACAGGAAGAAATTTGTAATGTCATTGAAGGGGCGGGCGTAACTTTAAAAACTGCTGCAACAGAAACCAGGAATCAATTGTGGACTGTTTTATCTACTTTGTTTCCTTTTTCTGGATTGAGATTTGTAGCTTTGACTGCTCCTCCTACGACTTTGCTTTCTGGATTAGTTTGTATGGCTGATAGAGTGACTTGGGATCCATTAGGGTTAGGCGCTGGAGGGGCGTATCTGGTTATGTATACAGGTTCTGCATGGACAACAATTACGGGGCAATTGGATTAACCTATAAGGGGATTTTGTCCCCTTATAGGATTTTTGTTAATTTATTCCTCCTCAATTTCTTCAAGAGTATTTAAAACGATAGCATTGAGCTGCTTCCATTGCTCTTTGCTGTTAATGATGATGGATTCTTCTCCAGCTCCAATAGTTATAAAAGGCTTTTCGTTTGGAGGAGTTAAAATATGAACCTCCAGAGAAGTAATTTCTTTTTCGCTAAAAACGTGATTTGCCATGCCTTTAAGTTCTCTTGCCATTTTATTATCTCCTTTAGTTAGTTTCAATATCATACTTTTTTGCAATTTTTTCTTCTAATTGTCTTAACTTTGAATATTCTCTGTAAATTTTATCGATATCTTTTCTTAATTTTTCTTTTCTGTTATCTGTTAATTTGAGGTATTTTTCAGGAGTATTAGGAAATAATTTTCTTTCCCTTTCCATTTCTTTTAATACTTTTTCTAATATTTCTAACATTTCCTATCTCCTTGTTAATGTTTATGCCTATATTATATATATTATTTTTTAAGAGTCAAGCTATTTTTTTATTTTTTTTAAAATATTTTTTATAGGAGATATATTATTGAATTTATTACAAAAACTAGTAGGTTAAAAATAATTTACCTCGTTACTAATTAAAATAACGAGGTAAATAAAAAGAAATTTATCTAAAAAACTATTTTCCTTGAATCTTTTTTGCCTTTGAATAACATTCTTCTGCTTTATTGAAATCTTCTAGCCTCTCATAACATTCGCCACATTTCAATAAAGCATTAAAATCAAAATCAAATTTCTGAAAATACAAATCAAAAGTCTCAATTGCTTCTTTCCACATATCCAGATGCATATAAATCTCTGCTATTCTAAAAAGGAAAGAGTCAAATTCAGGAGTTAATGACATTGCTTTCTGAATTTCCTTTATTCCTTCAAAGGTCATTTCTGGGACCATAAGCATAACTTGTCCCATCTCAAAACGATAACGAGGATTCTCCGGTTTACCTTTTTCTTGAGAATCAATCAATATCTTATATGCAGATATTGATTCTTCATATTTCTTTAAATGGTTTAAACAGGTAGCCTTGCCCCATTTTGCATTCATGCTTTCTGGATGAAGGATTAATGCCTGAGATATCTTTTCTAATGCTGCTTCAAAATCTCCTGTCTTACCTAATTTATGACCTTCTTCAAGCAGGGCATTATGCTTTAATAAGTTTGATTCTTTCTCCCAATTTTCTTTTTCATTTTCCAGAGCCTTTTCAATAGAGTCAAGCTTCATATTAAGAGCTTTATCATAAATATTTTTTGCCTGAGTAAGTTTATCAGGCTCTGATATTTCATTCGCAGTTAAAGTAAAATCTTTAACTGTTACCCACTCTCCTTCAGTTAAAAACTTCTTTGCATAATGTAAAGGATGTGCCCAGTTACCTTTTAAGAAATACTGCTCTGCATCGTCAAGGTTGATTTCTTCTTCAACCTGAGACCTCAATAATGAATCGTCCTTTGTCTCATTATACTTTTCAAGCACTTCAAGAGTTTTCTTATATGATTTGGAAAGGCTCTCTGATGCTTTCTTTGCTGTCGAAAGAATTAAATTATTTCTTTCCATTCGGGTGTCTGCAATAACCGGATCAGTTAGAAACTTTGTAAAGGTTTCATCTACCTTTAATTTCCTTGACTGTATCATTCTTGATGCCCCATATATTGCTACATTAACCAGAGGATTCTGAGCACAATGAATATGGGATTCCTCAGAAAATTTAAAATTCTTTTCTGATAATTTTATCAAAGCATTCAAAGGCTGTGATTTATATTTTTCTCCTGCCTTCTCATAAAAGTATTTATTAGCATCAATGAAATTTCCTTTGCCGTATTTTGAACTTTCTTTTGAGAGTTCATCAAAGAATTTTATATCCTGTTTTTTCAATAAAAGCTTATTCTTTTTGGTCTTGTAATATTTATTTAAAATTTTAGAAATCCCTTTATTGACCGCAACTCCTTTTCTTGAATTCTTGATTATTATTTCGAGATTTTCAATATCATCTTTCAATAAAGGTACTACCTTTTCAATCAACTTGTCTCCGTCATCAGCCAATGTTAGCAAAGGCTTTACAACAGATTTGTCTATTGTATTCTTGCAATGTTCTTGTAAATAATCTCTTAAAGGAATTTTTCCAGTGCCTTTGATGTCCGCTCCGCCTTCGGTTGAATTCATCATTTTAATCTTATCGACTTCAGTATATTTCTTAACCATAGCCTCGAACACTGTTAAGAAGGAAGCTAAACCGAGGTTAGTCATCACTTGATTTCCATAATACCCTGGAATAAAATGCACTGGCCCCATTCCATGAAGTCCCATATCAGATAAATGGCACCTTTGATCTTCTACTTTCCAAACGATAAATCCATTTTCATCAACAGCAACAGTTCCTGAAGAGTCAGCAAGAGGGATATGGGATGTTTCTCCAAGAGCTAAATCCTGCCCGATAAATGTAATAGGGTCGCATCCAAGAAGGTAGGCAAGCCCTAAATTCATATGAGCAACGGACCCTCCTGCCTCTATTGAACCTTTCTTTGTTAAAATACCTGTTGCCATTTCTTCAAATTCTGGGACAGGAGTTGCCGCTACAAATTTCGGCCCTTGCCATTCTTTCAACAAAGGCGCGTATGTTCTATTTAAAGTAACTAAAGGCACGTTAGAATCCATCAATCCTTTGAAGTGAGTAATATTTACTTCTCCAAAGTCAACTGTTGTTATAAAGTCAGGGGTAATGCCATAAGCAAGCAAGACTCTCAAGGCTTGTCCAACAGCAATTATGACAACCTTGTCTTGATTATCTATTAAATGATGAATGTTCTTTGCTAACGATGGGCCTGTACCAATTAAAACAGCAGGTTTGCCTTTATAGAGGTCTTTTAACTCATCCACTCCTCTATGTCTGATAACATATGGCAAGCAAGAGACGTCATTATCTGCTATGATTCCGCCAGCAGCTCCTGCTATGGTACCCGTGTTACAAAGTATCTGATTTAAGGTTTCGCTGGAAATATTTGTCAAATCTTTATATTCGTCAGGTCTTACTGTTGTATATTTTTCAATTGTTAAATTCCAAGCTTCAACAACAAATTCAGCAGCGATAATTTGAAGAATTAAAACAACCTGCTCAACTGAAGTAAGAATTATTAATTCTTTTCTTAAAATTGCTTCTGAAAAATCATAATTATGTAAAGCTCTTTTTATCAAAAGAAAATTTGGTTCCGCTATAACAAGTCGATGCCCTTTTTCTGCCCTGTTTAAAATGGTATGAATGAAATGTCCTAACCCTACACCAATAATGACGTTGACATTTTGTTTATACAAATTCATTTTTTTACAAGCTTCAACAGCCTCTTTAACCGGGTCTTTCATATCATAAGCAGAGATCGTTTCTCCTCCGGTTTTGATAAGCATATTTTCAGCATTGTTTTCTGATTTGATAAAAGTTATCCAATCACAAGGCAGAATATCTTCTTTTAATTTTTTTGCCAATTCAGGATTTTGCAAATCAAGCGCTTTAATATTCTTGTCCCAGTTTCGATCTTGTTTCTTCAATTTAAGCTCCTCTATATTAGACCGGTTTTTATTAAGTATAAAATTTCATATTTCATTGATCTGAAATTTTCCTCTGCTTGCTTTTTAAGCTTTTCGTAAATTGCAAGGTGTTTATTAAGTAATAAATCTGTTAAATCAAGATTGTTATCAGAGTCAAGATTTTTAAGGATTTTCTTTTGTTTTTGATATCTATCTTTGGCTTTATCTAGTCTACATCTCCGGCATAATGTATCAAAGCCGTCTTTACAAGTAGGCATTAGAGTGAAAAATTTAACTGTTAAAGGTTTTGATACTTTGCATTGTTTGCAGATTTTTGTTGGTTCAGATTTAACTCCTTCCAACTTATCTATACTTTTTTTAATGTTTAACCAATAATCTGCTCCTTGAAGGGAATCTTTATAAATGAAGCACATTGGTAAATCGCCATTTGGTTTAAACCCAGGCAAACTCCTTGCTAGGCCTTCCAGATATTTTGCAGCTTTTTCATCAATTAATCTAACTTGTTCAATTAACTTCTTATAATCTTTTTCATCAGACATTTTGAATCTCCAAATTAGCCAAACCATTTCTTAGTTTTGAGAGAGCAGAAGAATGTAATTGTTGTATCCTTTCTGGGCTCAACTGCATTCTTTCTGCTATTTTTTTCTGAGTTAAATCTTTATAATAATATAAAAATATTGATTTCTTTTCTTTTTCTGGAAGATTTTTTATGAGGCCAAAAATGATTTTTTTTGTTTGTTTCTTTTCTAAGGAAATATCTGGACAGGGCTTATCGTCTACAATATTATATTCTGTTTCTTCAAGAGATTTAAAAGGGTTATTAGTTTGCAGCCACCAATTAAAGGATTGTTCAGATTTAGAGTTTAATTCAAAATTCTTTTGGATTTCTTGTATTTTTTTTGCTTTTTTTCTAAAATATTTCGGTAACCAACTAACCCTTTCTAGTTCTTTAAATATTCGGTGTTTGATTTGAAAATAAGCAAAAGGCAAAAATTTCATTCCTTTTTGTGGATCGTAATGGTCAAAAGCTTCAATCAAACCTAAATACCCATAAGAATTCAAATCCTCTTTATCGACAAAAGGAGGCAGGTTAATCGATAGTTTATTAACAACTTTCTGAACCAGAGGTTTATACTGGAGAACGTCTTTATCAGTTATCAATTTTTACCTTGCTTATAAAGGATGAAAATATTTTGATAATTGCTGTAAAGGAATTTTTTTGTTAAGACAAGTTTATAAGGGACTTTCTTGATTTGGAAAAAAGATTCCCATCTGGAAAGAACTTCTAAATCGTTTAAATCTTTTTGAAGAATGCAAGGCAAAAAATCAATTATTTGTTTTTCAGAAATTTGATTGAATTCCTTTTCCATGAAACAACGGTCTGATAGAATTTCTACATTAAGATTATTCATTATTCTTCTCCTATAAGTTGATATTCATCTCTGAATTTGCACAGCTCTTTTAATTCTGCCGGTATCATTGAACAAATTTGGTCTGGACCTCCTAAGTTAGAATGTAATGTAAAATGCTTTTCGATTATTGTTGCTCCTAATGAGATTGCTACTTTGGAAGCAGTTAGCCCTTGGGAGTGATCAGAAAAGCCATCATACCAATCTATATCAAAAGTGTCTAAACTTAAAAAAATATCTTGTAATCGAGTTGGATATTTTGAAACACAATAAAGAAAATCAACTTTTGAATTTGAATGATCTAATCTTTTCCAAGTATCTGAACAGGTTTCATTTAAAGGATTATTTTTTGATAAATACCCCATGCTTACCAAATAAGGCTTTCCGATATTCTTAACAGCCTCAACATAATCAACATCATATATTGACCTGCTTGCGATTTTATGTCTCAACACTCCTAATTCTTCCAGCCATGTAAGTCTTTCTACATCAAAGGCAGAGGCCATAAATTCAATGCCTATTTTATCACAATATTCTTTCAATTCTTTTGTTTGTTCAAAGGTAAGTTTTGACTTTAAAATAAAAGCCCAATCTTTATCAGAAAAGACGCTCCTATCCAGTAATTTTTCAGGGTCATATACTTGTGTTTTGAATACGTCGGCTCCGCATTCTTTTGCTCTTTCAATAAGTATTTTTCCAAGAGTAATATCTCCAGAAAAATTTATTCCTGCTTCAGCAATTATTTGAACTTTATTTTTCATTTCTTCCTCTTATGATAATTCTTCTCTAACTTCCATTAAAATTTTGCCTAATAGATTTTGACCTTTGATATTTTTACATCTAGAGCACAAGCAATCTCCCCAGATATTATCATGCCAATAATTTCCTTCTATAAGGTCATGAGGTTTTGTCGCTATGAGAAGCTTTAATAATTCTGAATTCTGTTTAAATTTTGCTTTTACAGCACTTCTCATAACATCAATTTTTATTTTTTCCCAATCAAGACGAATTGGGACTTCTCTTCCTAATCTTTTGGCTTATTGGGCGTTTCCAATCTTCTGATAGTATCTTGATCCATCAAAGAACTACATTTCATTGCCTGATAATAATGTTCTACTGTTGGCCAAAGTTGATTTTCCATTATTATAGGAGAAAAGTAGAAATTGCTTAAAAAACGATATTGATTTCTAAAAGAATTAATCATTTTTTTACCAGATTAAAATTGTCAGGTTTATTTTCCATTTCTTGTTTTATTAACCCAAAAGAATATGGATAAAATCTATTTGTATCAACTCCCACATCTAATTGTTTACCATGAAGTAAACCATTAGATAATCCTCCATGAGAATGCCCAAATAATTGCCAACTATTATAATGAGATCGAGGCCAAACTAACATTGCATAATGGCAAAGAACAATATGTTGTCCTTCTACATTAATTTCTAAAATCTGTTTGCCTTTATTTCCTATCCACCTATCGTGACTGCCTTGGATGAAAACATTATTGCCGTTCAAACGATTTATTATATCTTCAGCATAATCATAATCTTTCAAGCAAAAGTCTCCGAGATAAACAGTATCATTTTGATTGACGACAGAATTATGTCTTTCAATAAGCAATTTTTGCATCTTCGCTACATTGACAAAAGGACGATTGCAATACTTGATTATATTCGAATGCCCATAATGTTCATCAGCAGTAAACCAAATCATTTTTTCTCCTGTATTTTTTTTGCAATCCTTTTGAGGATAAGATAACCTATCAAATCCCCTTCGGTATCTTCAGTTCCAAACTCTTGACCTTTAACAATTCTTGAAAATTTATCATCAATTCTTACATTTATCTGTTCAATAGGGTCTGTTTTGCTGAAAATTCTTATCGGTTCTATTGCAGAATTTCCATAACTTTTATTTTTTTGAAGAAGTAAATTACATATGTTTTGACATTTTTCTTCAATCTCTTTTTGAAGAGGGCAATTGATATTGTTGGTTTTCATCTTACTTTTCCTTTGAACATAATTGAGAAACTAAATCAGAAATTTTATTGTCAGATTTGTTAATATTATATAAGATTTCTTTGGTTTCTTCAGGAGAATTTTTAAGAGCTACTTGTAAAATCGACATCCAGTTGAGATTATTTTTTGTCCGAACTTCTTTTATTGCTTCTACAATAAATTCGTCGCTTTTCTCTGAATTTTTATTTTCAAGCTCATCTTCATATTGGGTAAAAGTTACGACTCCTTGAGGTTCTTTTCTAGTTCCTGTCCCTTTTACTAAAGGAAATTCTTCATTAACTTTTTTTACAGGACGAGATTCTTCCCATTCTTCTTTTAAAATCCCGAATTCAACAATATTGCAATAACTCCCATTCAAGTATACAGCATTTCGAAAACAACCTTCCTCTGACATTCCTAGCTTGCCTGCAACTGATCTCATACCAAAATTTGTTTCTGCTGTGCCAGTCCAAATTCTATTAAGATTCAGCCTTTCAAATCCATGTTTAAAAAGAAGTTGAGCTGCCTCAGTCGTATATCCTTTACCCCAATATCCTTTCTCTCCTATAACAACAGCAAATTCAGCACAACGATTCACCCAGTCGATAGATTGGAGGGCCATGTTGCCGATATGGATTTCTATTTGAGTGCTTGCCTCAAGGATATTTTCTTCTATTTCCTTCACTATAACAGCCCATATAATTTCCTTACCAGAATTTACTCTTTCAATAAATTCCTTTTTCTGTTCTTCTGTATAAGGGAATAATCCATGGCTATTATATTTCGTGATTTCCGGATCATAGAACCAAGACTGGTAATGCTCTGAAAGAATATCCTTTTCAGTTAAAGGACGCACATATAAACGATCTGTTTCATATATTTTTTGAAATGACATAGTTAAATTCCTTTCTTAACAATTTCGTATCCGGTTCCATTTAACATTTGTTTAATAAGAACAAGAGATAAACCAGATTTTAGTTTAAAGTTTTTTTGAAAGATAATTATTCTATTTTCCGGCAAGACTCTTCTGAGAGTTTCAGAAATATTTTCAAATTCCTTTTGACCAATAGGGATATCTACTTGAAGACATAAAACATCATCTTTCTTGATTTCAATCTTTTTAATAAATTCGATGATGGAATCTTTCAATTTTGCTTCTATTATATTCATAGTTAAATTCCTTCAATCATTTTTTGAATTTGTTCAATGGTAAGTTTATCATTCTTGTTATTGCTTGAGTATTCCCATTCAGGCAATAAAATATCTTTTTGAATACAAAAATAGCCCGCTTCAGATAAAGTTCTTTTCCCTTCATCATAGGTAATCAAAGTTTCATGCAACTTTTCTCCTTGAGTCAATCCTGTTACAACAATTTCTGCATCTGGATTTATTGCTTTAGCAAGGTCTCCGATAGAGCAGGATTTCATCATAGGTATAAAAATCTCTTCTCCTTCCATATCCTCAATTCGGTCAAGTATAAATTGGGCAACATCTTCAATCTTTATCCAGAATCTTGTCGCATCTGGGTCAGTAACAGTAAATTTCCCTTTCTTGGCCTGTTCCTTAAACAAAGGGATAACGCTGCCTCTTGACCCGATTACATTGCCATAACGGGTAATTGAAAATCTGGGATTCCTTCCTGCTGAATATATATTTCCATGGATAAATAATTTTTCCATTAAATGTTTAGTCGATCCGTACAAATTTGTCGGAGAGCATGCCTTATCCGTTGAGATACCTATAATCTTTTCAACATGATTTTCAAGAGCAGCATTTAAAACATTCTGAGAACCTAAAACATTAGTCAAAATAACCTCTGAAGGGTTAGATTCTCCGGTAGATAAATGCTTCAAGGCGGCACAATGAATGATGATATGAACTCCTTTACATGCCAATGAAAGCCTTTCTTTATCTCGGATATCCCCTATAAGATAAGAAATGTTTTGGTTAGGGAATTCTTTCTTCATATGATACTGTTTAAATTCGTCCCTTGAAAAAATCCTGATGCCTCTTGGATGATATTTTTCCATTAAAAGTTTAGTTAATGCTTTGCCTAAAGTTCCAGTCCCGCCGGTGCATAAAATTTCCTTTTCATTCCAGTTCATTTATTGTAACTCCTTTCTCAACGCCCATACTTTAAAAAATGCCCCTGCTACATCTACACAATCTTCAATATCACTATTAGGGGCATGAAGAAGAGTTAAGAAAAGATCGTCCTGCCATAATTTTTCAACAATAGGCAGGATTAAATCCAAGTCAAATATTGGCATTCTATAGATAGGCTTTATATAGCCGTAACCGATTTGAACACCCTCTGTGTCCCTTTCTTTACGCGGAGTCAATTCAGCTTTAACTGCTTCAATGAATTTATTTCTATGAAGGCCATCTGCTGTTTCAGAATCCCAAAGGAAAGGTAACACATAATGAGAATGGACACAATCTGTTCTATCTTGAGGAACTCTTATTGCAGGAATTTGATTAAGTTGGTTTTGAATATATTTGACATTGCTTAATCTTCTTTCGAGTAATTTATCAAATTTTTTCAACTGCTCTCTGATAATTGCTGCACTGAGTTCTGTTCCTCTGAGGTTAAAACCGACCATTTGTCTAAGGTTCGGTATGTCACATTTCACTTTCAAATCAACCATATCATTGACGACTGAGTCTGCATGGTTCATCAATAATCTACATTTAAGACCAAGATCAGGATTTTGAGTAACTACCATGCCGCCTTCTCCTGCTGTAAGATGCTTTCCGTAGTTAAAGCTATAAACCCCAATATCCCCAAGAGTACCTCCATATACAATCTGTTCTCCGTCTGCATCATCATATCCAGCGATATATTTTGACCCCAACGCCTGAGCTGCATCTTCAATTATTGGAATTCCAAATTCTTTTAATCTTGGATCAAAAGGTTGGCCAAAAATAGAAACAGCTAAAATCGCTTTTACGTCGGGATTCTTTTCAATAATGTTTTTGACTGATTCATAACTTATACAGAATTGTTCTCTCTCTACATCTGCAAATATGGGCTTTGCGCCAAGCGCAAGGGGCAGAGAAGCAGAGCAAGTCATTGAGTAAGGGGTTACTATTACTTTGTCCCCTGGGCCAATCTCAAGGGCTTTTAATGCGATAAAAAGGCCACTGGTGGCAGAGTTGCAAAAAATAGAACTCACTACATTCCATTTTTGAGACCATTCAGACTCAAGAGCCTGAACTTCTGGCCCACCATAAAAATCTTTTGTCCAATTTCCTCTATACCCAGACAATCTTCCTCTTTTCATAACCCTTGTTACTGCTTCCATTTCCTTTTCATCATATGTATTCTGAGAAGGGAAAAGCTCAGTCCTAACTTTCGGTCCGCCGAATATTGCCAGTTTACTCATTTATAATTCCTTTCTTTGTTTTATTATATTCTCTCCAATATTTTACAACAACATCTTTGGAAACATTTAACGATATTGCTATTTCACTTGTAGTTGTTTCATCTGCTTCTTTTGCTTCAATTATTCTTTTGATAATATTATCAGGAGTTTTATTCATTTATTTACTCAATAAACTCATGAACTTTTATTGCATCTTGAACAGTACACAATAACTTCTTTTCGCCTTCCAAAAATTGGAAAGCGTTCTCATATAAGTTATACATTGCAAATTGAAGCTGAGTTTCCTTCCTTACAACTTCGGTCAGTTTATAAGATAAGGAAGCATGACCCCATTCATTCTCTTTATTGATTGGATACATTTCATAATAAAGGCCATTGTCAATAAGTCGTATCCTCGCCTGTTCCAATAAGATATCTATTTCAAAAATCCCATATTGTCTTCCGTCACAAGGTTGAAAAACAACATCAGGACATTTTTCAAAACTTGCAATAACACTTACTGAAGGGTCGTTAGAATCTCTGTCAGAAAGACATCTTCCTGCAAAAGGAATAGCCTTTCTACATTCTCCAAAAAACCAATGCATTAAATCGATTGCATGGCTACCGTCATGTTTTAATCCTCTCCCGTATAATACTCTACAATTCTGGACTTTGCCGAACTTTTCTTCATCAATCCATTGTTTAATCTGCTGGTGTCCTGAATCAAATCGGCGGATATAATTAATGAGAACTGGCTGGTTAAGAAAATAAATCGCCTGTTCTTTATTAGAACAAAAAGGCTTTTCGCAGATTACCAATGAAGGTCTTTTATCATAAGGTTGACTTTTAATCTTGTTAAGAATTTCAAAATGAAATTCTGTTGGAACTGCGATAACAATTACATCCATTGTAGTAGGGTCGTTGAACATTTCTTCAATTGTATTAAAGGCAGATTTCGGTTGCCATTTTGTTATTGCTTTTGAAAGTTGTTCTTTGTTATTATCAACAATCGCTTGGAGTTCAAATCCGTGGTGATATGAGGCTGCATGACAGTGAGTCAAAATGTTTTCGGTTACTGGACTATCAATTTTATCTGGCTTATTTGCCCCTATACTGCCCGCGCCGATTATTGCGACTTTATAAAGTGACATATTATTTCCTTTTCATTAATGAACTATATTTCTTTAAACAGTTTTTACAAAGAGAATCTGTTTTGGTATTTTTTGGAAAAATTATTCCATCCTTCTGACAAGTTCCAATACTACAAAGATAAGTAGTTTGTTTATTGCCTTCTTTAAAAATATGAATCTTTCCTTTTTTAATCTTGGCTAAAATATATCCATCTTTTAACTTCATTTCTACCTCTCAAATATTATATAAAAATCTTTTTATTTCTCTATTATTTCAAATCTTTCTTTCAAGGTATTTTTAAATGATTGAAGAGTTGTTCTTTCCATATCAATAACAACTCTGACCATATTATCATCTTGATTTAGTTTTCTATCGGAACTTCTATATGTAATTTCTTTTGAAATAGTTAATTCCATTTTTAGCCTTCTCCTGGTATTTTTCTTTTTGTTTTTGAATTTATTTCAACCAGCTCCGGATGCTCTTTAAGATATAAAATAACCTGCTCAGGAGAAAAACTAAAATTTGCATTAGCTGAAAATCTTTGAAATAATATTTTTAACAATTGATAATCCTCATACGTATCTAATGTAAGTCCAAGTTCAGGCCAATGGTACATTTCAGGAGCAGGAATATTTTTACAACTGAAAGTATCCATATGTTCTGTAAAATTCCATCCACAATGATTTTTGGGTCTGAATAATTGAATCATTCTTCTTAACGATTTCGTAAAGTATACTTGAATATCTAGTCCATCTGGCCATGATCTTTCGAGGCAGTTAGCAAGATAATTTATATATACAAATTGTTTTTTGAACATATCAACAAGATAATTAATATGAGCAGGGCTTACCATTGGACAGTCATTAGTTACTTCAACAATAATGTCAACATTACTTGATTCGGCTGCTTCTAATACTCTTTGAGGAATATTATTTTCGTCACCAGCATAGCGAAAAAGAGTGACAGGTTTTGAAAAGGATATATCATATTTCTTATAAAATTCTTCAATTGGATCATTAGAAGGGTCTGAAGTCGTTGCAATTATAACTTCGTCAACATTATCGGATAGACAGCATCGGGTTATTGTCCACCATAGGCAAGGTTTATTCGCAAGAGGTAATAAAGCCTTTCCGGGAAGCCTTGACGATTTCATTCTTACTTGGATGATTGCTGCTGTTTTCATATTACCTCCCAAACCAATCTTTTAGTTTATTTATTATATAATTACTGAAAAGAATTTCTAAATAAAAATACCCTTCAAAATATCCTATTTCAAAAAGAGAAGAGCTATGCCAAAGAGTGTCAAAATTAAGAATCGCCAACAATACAGTTCTTTCATTTCTCTTTGTTATATCCATCAACTCAATTTGAATAGGAGATATTTTCATTTTATTTGTTCCTCTAATATTTTTCCAATTCCATCCGGCACACTTAAAATCAACTCATCCTTATTGGGATTAGGGATAGGGCTTTCACCCCCTATCCCTTTCAACTGGTTAATCACCTCTTTGATACTCCCTCCCGATCTTAACCAGATTGATATCAAGCGCCCAATGCTTTCTGTTAAAGCAGTCAACTCCCTGCCTGATTTACCTATTGTACAAAACACTTCAAAAGGATTCCCATTCAGATAAGAAATAGTTACATATAGATGCCCAAATCCTGTTTTAAGAACAGAGGTCTTGCTAGGCAAAATTTCTGGCCTTGAGGCAGGTTGTATTTTATTACCCTTAGAAAGGAACCACGCAGAAGGTTCTAATTGCTCTACACTGTAAAATCTTTTGATTATACATGTAGGACAGATCAATCCTGCCCCTGGTTGTTTGTTTTCAGGTTTTATCTTTTCCCAAATTTCATCAGGGACAAGTAAGTCAACATTATAAGGCTTTTTGCATATATCACATTTACAAGACATTTAATTCTCCTTTGATGATAGCCAATCATAATCTATTTTAGTGTTTCCATTATTATCTGTATAAAATTTACGAGATTTACATCTTTGGCATTTGCTATAATCTCCCATGTATCCTAATGATACATCCCTTGAAATTCTTTTCCATTTATGAAAAAATATCCGACACAGTATATTTTTAAAAGAAGGGTAAGAAATTATAATTTTTATCATTTTAATTCTCCTTAAAACTCTTTCCGTTTTGATCTTTTATTCCAAAATAATTAAACAATTCTTTATGATATCTATTTGGATTTTCTAATTTTTCACTTTTAAATTTCAAGTATTTTTTAAAATGATCGATATCTCCTTCAAATTCAATAAAACTTTTATTATTCTCTTTGGTGATCCAAATAATCTTGTCTCCTTTTTCTATTAAACCGGGAAGATGAGATGATATAATAAATTGAATATTAAGTTCTTTTGATAAAGTTTTTAGCAAATTAGCAGCCAATGGAATTTTTCCGATATCAACCCATTTACAAGGTTCATCCCATGCAAAAACAGGCCTTGGGCGAGGCTTTTCCAGTGAATAACTCGATATTCTTAATCCTATACTTGCAATGTCTACCGGCCCTCCGCCTGAACTTTCCAACGGTTTATTTACAAATCCATTTCTTTCAAACCCTAAATGGCATTCTGTACCGCTCCTGCCTGATAAATCAAAACTGGCAACCATCTTATAAGGGTCTTCAGGATAAACAGCGTTTAAGGCAAGAGTAACGGGTTCTGTAATTCGATATTCGAGTTCGGATTGAGTTGCTTGTGAAACTGCATGGATAATCATCTGGGATTTTTCAATTATAGAAACTTTTCTACTGATATTTTCCAAGTCTTTTTTCAAAGTAGAAAGTTCTTGAGATATCTTTTTTTGAACTCCTCTTTTTTCTGATAAAGATTGTTTTATTGATTGAAGAGACATTTATTCTCCAAAAGGAAAACTAGCTTCAAGCTGAGTCAAACCTTCATTGAATTCAGTTTCAATTTTATCAAGTTCTTCTCCTCTTTTTTTGAGTTCTTTATCTGCATCTTCAATATTGTCAACGCCAAACTTTGCTTTCATTTGTTCAATAGTAGAAGTTCGTTTGGTGTTGATTTCGATTTTTTTATTTTTTGCAGCATCAATTTGTTCTTTGATTTTTAAAAGTTTTTCGGTTGACATTTATTCTTTCTCCTTTTTATTTAACATATTTCCATATTTCTTCTGTTACTGATTTCTCTGTCCTATTTTGTTGAAGATAATTTTCAACATTGGTTTCAAATTTAATCCCTAATTCGACCGTATTTTTTACTGCTGTTATTAATGATTCAAAACGAACTTCTTTAACTTTGTCATGTTCATTCTTTTCAATATAATTCATATCAAAAACATTTTCTTCGATAGGCAGATAGACAGGTTTAACTCTTTTTTCTTCTGCATACCACAAATAAACCTTGGGTTTATGATCTTGTTGAGATATGGTCGTGCGAAAGACACTTCCAGCATTTATTAAATATCTCTTTTCATATTCTAAAGTAAAGGAGATATGATTATCTCCTGAGTGAATAATTGAAAATTCTGGGAAATCCTTTAATAGCTTATGTCCTATCGGAGAATTTTGGTTCCATTCTTCTTTTGACGATTCATCAGATAAAATCATTTGATGGATAAGAGCAATCTGCGGTTTATTATTACAGTTTTCAGGATGAGATAAAGAAGACCCCCAAGGAAAAGCATGAACGCAAAAATTATCAAGTTCAATATAGGATTGTAATTCATTAATTCCGAGTAAAATTATCGCTCCGGCTGCATGAAGAACTCCTATAGCAGATTCTCTCCATGACAATAAGCTATGAGCATTAAGATCATGTTGGCCAGGAATGCAATAGATTTTTATGTTATATTTTCTTTGCTTTCTTATAAACCATTCGAGGAGTTTACATGACCATTTTGATCTATGTCCGATATCTCCTGCGATAAAAATTGGGATATTATAATTATAAGCTAACCAAAAAATAAAATCCATTTTGATATCTTGTTTTTCTTGAAAATTATCTATTCTACCTATTGGAGAATCGTCTCGAATATGTAAATCAGAAATATGTAAACTGGTAGGTTTGCTTATTCTTTTATAAGTTTTTGTTTCATTCATAAATATACCCATATTTTATAGACATTATCATATTGTACATTCCTTCCCAAAATTTTCTAGAAAATAATTTATTTCCTTCTGCTTTTGAGTTACAACTATTACATACTGAAATAAGATTTTTAGATTTACAATCTTTTTTATTACCATTTATATGATGAATGCTTAAAATTAATTTTTTACTATTATGTTTACAAAATGGATTCTGACATTGATGATTATCTCTTTCACGAATCGATTCTTTGAATTCTTTTTGGAACCAAATAGGAGGATATTCTTGAAAGGATTTTCCTCCTTTCCAAGAAGGATTTTTAGTCCCAACAAATCTTCCTTTTAGGGTTTTTGCTATTGCTCTTCTTACGTCGGGCCTAGAAGAAGGATTATTGTTTTTCATCCTTTGAATTTGTTCTATTCTTTTCATTGGATTTTTATCCCCTGATATATCTCTATGATTTTTTGATATTTTATCTCTTGAAGAAAGACTATGATGTTTATTTAACATAGCCCTTCCGTTATTATCTGAAATCTTCTTTCTAACTTCAGGGCGTTTTGCGGGATTATTTTCTCCAACAAGCTTGCCTTTATGTCCTTTAGATATTGCTATTCTCACTTCAGGTCTTTTAGCTGGATTATTATCCCCTTTATTTTGATGTCCATATACAAATTTATTCCAATTAAAAGATTTTATTTTATTTCTTTTAACTTCTTTACCACAACCACAAGCACATAAAGGCTGTTTAAATAAATTAATTTTTATCATCATTTCATCTCCAAAAGAAAAATCCTGAGAATGAATGGCGTTGATGATCACGCTCCCATACTTCGCAATATGAGAATTCTCAGGATTTAAATTGTTATTTAAAGTTTGCATCATCTTACCATTCAACTATATTATCGGATTCTTTTGAAGATTAATTAAATTGAGCAAGATTCTTCATATTCTTCTTTGTCTTTATCAAATTTATTTTTGGCAAGTTCTAATAAATCTCCTGAATAATAGCTTCTAGAAAATCCTTTGTTAATTAAATCTTTTAAAACTTTTATTACATCACTTCTCTTAATTTTAGAATCAATATATTTATCTGACCTATTTCTCCTATCCTTTAAATATCTTGAGCAAAGTTCTGAATACCATTCTGGATTCGCTTTTTCAACTGCCCTTACTTTATGCCCTGAAAACATAGGATCAGGAGCCTTAATCAATTTAACTTGTAAATAAAAGTCTTCTAACTCCTTAAGCATTATTTTCAGATATAATAAAATGTCATCATTTATTTCTTCCATTTTGCTTCTTTTAAACTTTTACATTCAATTAGCAGAACCGGACATATATCAGGAATAAATTCTTTGTATTCCTCTTCTAATTGATTTATTTCTATTGTTATTGATTTGAGGGAACTACCGAATTTATTGATTGTTTCGATATAATCTAGCAAAGTATTATATTCATTAATCTTAATTCCAATTTCATTATCTTTTTTAAGTAAAGCATTTACTGGATTTTCAAATTCAAGGATTTTATTAATTTTCTGTAATTGATTTTCTTCAAGAGAAATCCTGCCAGAATATTCTTCAAGCTCATGATAATCAAGAGTTGCAGTTATTATCTCTTTTCCTAAAAAGGTTAATGTTAATGCCTTATCTTCAAAAGAAAGAACAATATTATATTTTTGAAGAAGAGAATCATATTCAGTTAAGTCTTCGATAAATTGAAAAAGTTCATTATAATTTATTAATTCCATTGTCAATAAATTTTCATCTATCAAAAGATTTTTTACCTTTTCTTCAAAGGAAATTATTTGATTTAACCGGGTTATTTCAGTTTCATATTCTTTGATTTTAGCAACAAAATTCCAAAATAATTCTTGAACTTCTAATTGCTTTATTTTTAAAATAGAACTCTTTTCAAGAAGTCCATTTACCTGCTCTTCAAACACAGTTATTTTTTCAACTTCTTTAAGGTCAGATTCGATCTGCTTAAGATTATGATTCAACTCTGATAAAAGAGAAAAGTCATTATTTTTTATTTTGATTAGCCCTTCCTTTGCTTCAAGGTCTTTTATTTTTTTCTCTGCTTCATCCAGCCAATCCAATTCATGTAATTCTTTTTCTTTTATGGAGATAGAACTTTGAATAAAAACCTGCGATTTTTTTTCTTCTTGTAGGGCAGAAGCGACATTTTTTATTGACCTGTCTATAATATCAAGGTTGACTGCTTCGTTGTAATATCGGGCAACTTCAGGCGGATTTTTGCCCAGCAAATAAGGGCCATCAAGTTGAAAAGCAATATTGACGTCGGAGAAGTTTAAAAATTTCTTTATCTCTTCTGGCACGCCTTTATTGAAAGAACGGAATTTATTTTTGTCAAATTCATAATAATTGTCTTTATCTGTTTTGACTCTTGAAACAAACCTGTCTTCTAATTGGATTTTGACTTCTGTGTCTCCTCCCCAGTTTGATCGATAAGAATCGCCCAAAGGAGAATTTCTTATAACAAGATTCAAGGCTCTTAGGATATTGGATTTTCCGTTATCATTTTCTC